GTTGCTGTCAATAATTTCTAACATAGGTGTTTCCTTGTGCTACTAATCGAACTTTTTCTTTTTGTGAGCGAGCGTTTTATATATTCTTCTAGGATGTGCAGTAACATTATTAAAGAAATCAAACAGTCCAAATTTAGGTTCTTGCACAAGCTCGGCGCTCATCTTCCAATCATCTCTGCGAAAAGGTATAACTTGAACTATAGGTTCGCCAGGAGCAATCGTTGTTATTTCGTGTGAGTTAAGCTGGCCTATAAAGTTAATAGGAACATCATATACATCAGTATCTACTATTGCAGGTAGTATTTGATAGGGACGATGCTCTCTAAGAAAAGGGTCAACAAACAAACAACTGTATCCTGGTGGAGTTCGTATCTGCCAATCTAAATATAGTTTAAAGTAATTAATTTTTCCGTTGTTGTTGTGCATTGGACATTGATCGTAATGATGAAAGCCCACATTAGCAGCTTTTGGCTTATGCATTTCTATATCAAATTCTTCAGAAGATATTTGTTTTGTCTTTAAATCTATTTCAAACGAATTTGGTATAATATAACCTGCGCTAACAACATCTTGCAAGGGTATACAATTTTTTGCTGTAGCTATGGTTTTATCAACTGATGAAACTGTTTGAGGTAATTTTTTAAACCAGTCCGGTGGTGCTTTTTTTGCTGGATATGGCGAGAAGTGATCTACAACAGCGCCGTTATAATGTAAGAATTTTATTTCCATAATAGTAGTCTACTCCTCATCGTCTAGGTTATTTAAAAAGTCTCTCAGCTTAGTGCTGTCAGTTTGCGCTCTTATCTTACCACTTGCCGCTGTAGCACCTTGTTGTGGATCTGCTGTAACTGCCGCACCTGGCTGTACACTGTTGCGTTTGATCGAATCAAGCACACTAGCACCTGCACTGTTGCTTGGTGCTGAATTGTACCCATCATCTTCGTCTTCATCTAGATCTACAATGCGCAGTGTGTCTACATCAAAGCCTAGATCAACTTTTTGTCCTACACCCGAACTTGAACGTGTTTTCATCAACTGTATCTGATAACGTCCACGTTCACGCATAGCTCTACTGGTAAAGATACCGATCAAGTTGTCTGCTGTGTTGATCTTACTTATACCACCTGATATGTGCGAGTGGTCAAACTCAATCTCTTCTACTGAACTTCTGTTCAACTGTGATGCTGTAACAAAGATAGTGTTGAGCTCCATAGCTAGGTTACGCAGTTCTTCACTCACATACTTGTCTTTTACAAACAGGTTCTCTGCTGATATCTTTGTGCCTATTGGGCTCATTAGATCTAAATAGTCAATCAACAGCACATCAATCTTCTTGCCTGTTTTAATCTCATACTCTTTCAAGTATGCTCTAACATCGTTTGCGTTCTTGCCTGTGGGCATATATTTGACTTGGAACGCACCGTTTTTCTTGCCGATCATCTTGACTTTCATTTCAACATCATCAATGCTCTTAAAGATATCTCTGCTGGGAATGTCTGTGGTCATACTATCAAGACGCATACTAACCAAGTTCTCTGAAAGCTCAAACGTCAAGTACATCACGTTCAACCCTTGTTGGCACCAGTTTACACCCAAGTTGGCCATAAACAAACTCTTACCAGACCCTGACCCACCTGCAAAGATATTAAGCTCACCTCTGTTGAACCCACCAAACAATTTCTTGTCCAGTGCCGGCCACCCAGTGCTTATCTGTCCGTTCTTGTCTTTGATTGCTTCTAGTCTAGCTCTAGGGTCAGCAAAATAATCTGTACCCAAGTCTTTTTGTAAGCCAATCTGTACAGCCTGTTTGACTAGATCCTCACAAGCCCCATACTCACCATTCTCTAGCAAGTCAGCACTCTTAAGGATTGCTGCCTCTAGTGCTTTGTGTTTAGAGAACGTTTCAAAATCTTGCAGTAGCCAGTCATAGTGATTCTCTTGTAGATCACCAGGGTCTTTTAAATTACTGTCAGTAGCAGCATTAATCATATCAAACGTAGGCAATGCATTGTGTTCTTCTACGTATAATTTAATAAATTTTGCAGGCTCTTGCAAACGTCTGTCAAATGTCTTAGGGTCAAACACACCTTGACAGCGCACAAAGCTCTCAGCATCTGTCATAAACATTTCTAGATATACTTTTTGTATATCATATCCATAGTCTGTGTTTTGTCTAGTTGTCATCAAATACCCTCGGTTCTAGTTCTTCTATTGTAATTATGCTCGGTTCATATATCATATATGGTTCTTTTGGCTGTGACTCTTGTTGATACAATACTGCTAACGAATATGCAAACAAGCCAATAAAAACCATCATTGCAATTATTCTCATTGTGTAAACCATTTCTTTGCTCTTAGTCTTATTTTTAATGCACTGTCTTCAGCACTGCTTGCTATAGTATGCAGTGCATATAACCTACCGTGTGTGTCTACTACGTCACCTATGTCATTTAGTCCAGTAGGCCAATCAGGCAAACTCACACTCCATCCTAGTTCAATAGCACGTTCAACAAGTTTGCTACCTGCACTGTCTCTGTCAGGCACAACAATGATCTGTTTTTGTAGTCTATTGAGTAGCATCGCTTGTTGATCAGATATTTCACTTCCACCTAGCGCACATCCTTCTATGTGTATAGCATCTAATTGTCCTTCGCAAACAATAGCAAATACTTTTTTATAAGACTGCTCATCTAGTCCGTATACAAATCCAGGTTGTACTTCGGTCAAGTACTTGGGCTTTTTGTCCGGCACCACACTACGTCCTGTCCAACCTACTACCCTACCTTCAAAGTAGAAGGGTATGATTAATCTATCACGATACCCTAAGCTGGGGCTCCAGTAATAGTCTGTATCATCTACGTTTAAGTTACGTGCAGCCATATACTCAAGTACTGCCATACTGTACTTGTTGAAGTCTGTAATGTCTGTAATCTTAATTGCATCTTCTGGCAACGGGACAGTATTAAATGTAGGCAGCTGGGCTATTAAGGATTTGGCCTCAACGCCTTCATTTTCTCTCATCACTTCTAAGGCCACCTTGTTGATTACATCATCAGGTGCTCCCATCCATTGCAGGAGTTTTCGTAATTTGTGACTAAAGCTTCTGCCCGGTTGCCAGGATGCTTTGAAGCCGCAGTTAAAACAATGATAACTTACGCCTCCGTCGGGATTGCTGATTAGGCCTCCCCGGCCACGAGTGTCTGCTGTATGACCATTGTGATGGCAACACGTAGCATTAAAGGATAACCACCCGCTAGGAGTTTGTTTCCTCTTAGCAGGCAAGTATGTCAGAACTGTATCGTTTACTACACTCATACTATTATTATAGCGTAGTTAGTAAAGTTTGTCAAGCAGTTTTTAGTAGATTAATCCGTATGCTATACACCAAAGTTCTAAACCTACCTTATATAGAAGATAGTATAGAATTGGAGATATCATAAGTAAACCTGCCCAAAAGAACGGTTGTTTTACTAGATCTTTCATTAGAAGTATTTCCTGAAGCCCAACTTAAAGTTTCGTCCTAATCGACTGTACCCGTTTGGTCTTTCATATTGTTTATTACTAATATTATATATCCCTGCAAAGACTTCCAAATTATTTTTATTGTATTTTACTTCTGTGTTGTATGTTATAATACTACTTACATCTATAGTTTGAAATGTTGTACTGCTAATATCTTTATGCTTACCATAATAATCTGCATCAACAGAATATACAATGTCATTAACTAACTTTGATACTTTTAAATTATTAGTAAGTTTAGGACGTCTTAGTTTTTCGTTACCATTACTTTGCTTTGCTTCTATGTAACTAACACTATTTGCAATAAAGAATCCGTCTAGTTCAAAAAAGATTTTATTTTCAATACCCTTCGTGTAACTAGTATCATCGTCATTAACATACGTGCCGTTATATATAATTGCATCATTTTCTTTTGTAACAAACACTGCTGTATCACTATAATTTGTTTTATAGCCTACTTCATAACTAGTTGTACTTTCTTCCTGCAAATTAGGATTGCCAGTAAAGCCGTAGTTATCTTGTCCGTACATTTCGTAGAGCGTAGGAATTCTATATCCTGTTGATACACTAGCCCTTGCTCCGTTTTTGTAAATGCCAATCCTGCCTGTAGTACGATCGCCAAAGCCGTCAACTGTATCATACCTTATACCTGATGACAACACTGTACTGTCTAACATTGTGTTAGTGTTAACAAACACGCCTTTGGATGTGCGTTCTTTGTTTACGTTGCTAGTATATGGATATGCGCCTCGTATATTAGTAAGAAACTTAGCATCTATTTCTTCAAGTTCGCCGCCTAACAACACGTCGGTATTATTTAAATTTATTAAGTGCGAACCATATAAAGTGTTTACTGTGCTATCGTAATCTCCTTCTACTAAACTATCTTTGGTGTACACCCTTTTGTGATTTGAATTGTTTAATACTAATCTCGAGTTTTCATTGTTATAATCAAGTTGTGTATTTGTCCAATTCCATTTACCTGTATAGTTCAATGTATCACTCATTGAATCTAGGTTTGTAAAATTAGTTTCATTTATATAATTTAATCTTAAACTGTTGTAATCATCATTAGAGTATAATAAATTTAAGTTTACATTTTCATTATCGTACGGATCATCTTCTTGTCCATCTGGATATACACTTATACCGTCACTAATTTCTTTTCCTAGTGTAAGAGAATAATCTATATCCTCTAATTTACCAGACAGTTGTGTTTCACCAGCTAACAGATTATTGCTACCTACTGTTACTCCTGCATATGATCTTCCTGTAACATCCGATATTAGATTAACTACACCTCCAGCAGCGTTTGCACCGTACAAACTACTCATTGGACCTTTGTATACTTCTACAAGACTTATTCCTGTAAAGTTGTGTTGTCCAAGATCATCTGCACCTGTTGGGCTACTCTGGTCTTTTATGGAAATACCATTTAGGGTTATAAGACTCTGATCGCTATCAGCGCCTCTTATATATAAAGAACTCATTTGTCCTTTTGGTCCGCTTGTCAAAATGTCTAAACTAGACACCTCTTCAAGGTCTTCTACTTTAACTGACTCATATGAATATGTAGTACTAGCAACAGATGAAGGTGTTCTATCAGCGTATACATATATTACTAGCTCTGTTGCATATACTGGGGTCATTAAAAAAGCCGCACAGAGTGCAGCGATGAGTTTAAGTTTATTTTTCATACGCTTATTATAACGTAATTATATTACTTTGTCAATTAATTTCGAACAAGTATTTTGGAAATTTTGTCTGCAGGATTAGATGCAGCTTTGACTCTAATATAGCTAAAAACACCATTAAAGTTAGTAGATGTTGGCTGTGTTTCATTACCGGTAAAAGTTAGAGTAGTAATATCAGCCCAACTAGTGCTGTCTGCTACTTGATTATCTAATGTTCCTTGTATAATTACATCACCTATGTAATTAGATGTGTAAACACTAGCAGTGTGCAGTGCTTCGTTTCCGTTAATACTCGGCTGTGCGTCAATAGACTCTGATAGCCAAACATCACCGTCAGCTACAAATGTGCTGATTGAATAACTTGAACTAGGTCCAGGAAATGCATTACCACTGACTTTAATTATACCCGGTGACTCAAACCATTCATTAGCGTATGTCAATACTTTAGTATCGTCATAGTCTACTAGATATACATTGTATGTTAGAAACTGATCTTTTATATTCAGTAAATCATTTTCAGTTATAGTAACTTTAAATAAACCTTTTTTAGTATATGCAGTACTGTCACCTTCTTGTAAGTTTACGCCATCGTGTTCGATAACCATCTGGTTGTTTTCATCAAACGCAACAAACTTAGGTGTGTATCTATCTACATCTAAAGGTTTTTGGTCTGGGTTTAATAATCTAAATTCAAGGACATTATCTATTCCTTTATATACGTTTAACTGTCTGCTATACACTGGTTTATACTCCGTAACGAATCCCGCTTCATTTGCTAGGATGTTAATTCTGTTTGATACTAAATATCTTAAAGTTTGCATAACTATATTTATCGGATAACAATGTTACTAAAAGATATCGAAGAAAATTTTCCATTCATCAGTGTAGTCCATTACGGGGGCGCCGAATACGTCGGCATCGTTATAAATCAAGATCAATATGTTACGAGTATGTACGTATATACTGATTTAAAAAGTGAAGAAGAAAAGAAAGCGTTATTAGACTTGGGCGATGTATGGTGGTGGGAATCTAATCGAATGATACCTATCAACATCTTTTTAAGAACAGAGATGGATCATTTCCGTTATGCTATTCAAACAATGAATAGCAAAGATGTAAAGATTACAATTGGTCCGTGTGTTAATTTAAACAACTTAGCAATTAAACGAGTAAAGCGCAAGTCAGTGCAACTAGTTAAGAAGCCAAAATCTTAGTAAACCAAACATTGTTTGGCCCTACTGAATAATTTTTTACAAATTGATTTACTGCTTGATTAACCCCTGGGTAGTCAATGTCGTGTCCAGATAATATTCCGTTTATGTTTACCTTGGGAGTATATGCTCGTATATCAGTAGAACATCCGTCGTAACTATGATCGGCGTCTATAAATACCAAGTCTACCATAGGAACTTTTTTTGCTACTATTCCACTTTTTCCTTGAATAGGAATAAGTCTGTCTTTATATTTTTTATTTACTTCGTCGTTATAAAAAAGAGTAGTATCTGTATCAACTGCATAGATTGTTAGATTAGGAATATTATTTAACAAGTAAAAAGTTGTTCGCCCGTCTCTAACACCCACCTCACACATTGTATCATAGTTGTTTGTTTCTATAAGATGCCTAAGAAAGAATTTTCGATTAGGCTTTTTATTCCATTCAATAGTCATAGGAACATTTAATAAGTCTTTACGTTTTGTCATATGTTTATTTAAATTTTGTTGCACTTGTTACCCAACCAACCAACGAGTAACGAGTTCCTTTCGTTACCGGAGTAACTTCGTGTAAAGTATATGAAGGAAATACTGTAATTGACCCTCTATCTCTAGGAGCAACATCAGGATCTTTTCCTAAATGCAATAATAGATCGCCCCCTTCATAGTCTTCTGTTCTCGAAAGCTGTACTGAAAAACTTAATTTTCTAAAAATGCCACTTTGTCGAAAAGCATCAATGTGTTTACCATAATATCCAGAGTCTTTACTTTCGTACTTTCCTACTTGTAGTACTTCAATTTTTTGTAAGTCAAACTGAAAAAAATCATAATTAATATGATGAATCATTTCAGCACATCTTTCAAAGATCCAACTATTTTCTTGATCTGACGACTCGATAAAAAATATTTTACTTTTTCTTATTGGGTCAGAAGATCCGCTATTTACTAGTCCTTCTTTAAAGGTTTCGTTATTTCCTAATTTTATAATTTTTTCGCATTCACTAGGATCAAATACGTTTGGTGCTCCTGCCCAAGTTTCTGATATTTGAGAATTTAAATAATAATCGTAAGATTTCAATCTTCATTCCTTTCAAGTTGTTCGCACAACAAATTCATATGTACAATAACACTTGTAGCATAAGCAAAGGCGTGTGCTTTTTTAAAAAAATACTCTCCGTTAGTTGGCTTCTGCCAAACTTCGTTGTGTATTGTTTGCCAATCTTTGTCTGCTAGATATCTTTTGGCCGGGCGTATAATTGCTAGAGTTGCTGCTAATTGTTCTACCGAAGTAGGTTTCAATTGCTTTAATAGTTCGCTGTGTCCGTTTAGATGAAATACTTGATCTGAGAAGTCGCTGTGTTCCAGTAGTTGCCATAATGGTTTCCTTTCTATAAGTTCTTGTAAATGTGTCTCGTCTCTAACGTCTTTGTATATAGACACATTTAAAAAATCTAGTTTAAAGTATCCACGGTCCTCTGCTGTCTTGTGTTCGATTGTAGATAAGTTATCTATAGGATTATGTGGCACCTCAGTTGCATACACACCTGTGTTATGTTTCTTACCTGTGTCTAATTTTGCTACACGATGTTTAAGTTGAGATAAAATAATCTCTCTGTCTGCAAAGTCTATATCAATATCTGGCATTATAAATTACTCTCCTTTGCTACTTCTTTTACTAGTTGCACATCATTAGGCAAACGTTTAAAACGCATTGCCCAATGTTGGGGATTAATAACGTGGAACACCATTTCAAGTTGTTCGTCGTTGAATTTACCTAGCATAGCTTTACCGGACTTACAGTTTAGTAACAGCCAAGGACTAACCTTACCGTCTTTAATATCCCACACTGCTCTATTTAAACTAATATGATCAAAATAATGATTCCACGGAGCAGGATCGTTATCGACAGCCCATTCTAACATTGTTTGTATACTACGCTCAAGTGCTGTAGTTACATCTTCTTTTAGAATAAACTCTAATGCGTATTTTTCATACAACTCATCTCTAGCCCAGTGATCTAATTTAACTCCGCTAGTAACTACATAGTCAATATATTTTTCAGGATATAAAGGCCGTACATTGCTAATAAAACTGCCAAATTTAACAAAAGCATTATAATAGGGTGACCCGACAAAATCCGCATACGTTTTTTCTTTTTTGTTCCCAGCCGAAAGTTTGTAGAATCTTTGAAATGCATATAGTCCGTACCTTACTCTTTTTTCATCTTTTTGTAACCATCGTCTTTTCTTTTCACACATATGCGCCGCAAGAGTTTTCTCCCGCATATATCCGTTGCCGCAATACTCACACTTGTATGGTTTCTCAGAGTTTGATGTCAATATCATACTCCTTTGCAAGTTCTTTGAGTTCTTTTTTTGTAGATAATCTAGCAAGTATTTCTACCTCGTCTTGTTTCATATTAGGATGAATCTTTTGTAAAAGTTTTATAGCATTGTTGTTACCTTGTTTCTTTTTAAATCCAATCCATTGATGTTTTCTAATTGATGCGGATGCATTATGCGTTGAGCATAGTAACTGCCATTGCAGTTGAGGATGTCTTGTGCCTAGCACATTCCAGTTCTTGTTGTAATATTCGTTAGTAAGTACAATAGCAAGTTCTTGTGCATCTCTTGATCCTTGTACACTACTTGCGTATCTGTTAAGCAACCAAAAATTAACACACTTCTTTTGTTCGTCAGTTAATTCTTTCCAAACAGATTTAGCATTGCTGTCAATACACGCTAGTACATCTTTTACTGGAAATTCTTGGTATGCCATTCGTCTACATCCTCCGGTGAATTAATCTCTACTCCATTATATTGTACACTCAAACAACCTATTTGCCAACCGTTTTTGAGCCACCTTAACTGTTCTAGTTTTTCAACTTGTTCTTCTTGTTCAATTTGAAGGGTAGGATACAGTTCTAACGCATTACGCTTATATCCATATACACCTAAGTGCCAATCGCCATAGCCTGTCATACCTCTGCCAAACCATAGAGCTTGATCGCCGGCACGTACCATCTTAACTGAGTTAGGGTCGTTCTGTTTATCTTCTTGCATTTGAGTAAACACTGTAGTAACAGGATAATGCTGTAAGTGCCAGTTTGCTTTTTCAATCATCTCTAGTGTTACATCAGGCATATCGCCTTGAACATTTATAAAGTTTTTGTATTGATCTAATACATCAAACTTAGCAACAGCGCCTGCACATCGCTCTGTACCGTTTTCATATTCACGATGATCTAATAAACAATTTGCACCTATTAAGTTATATATACGTTGGTCATCTGTTAGCACGTATGTTGGTATCTTAGACGCAATACAAGCGTCATACACACGTTTTATCATAGCAACACCGTTTAGTATAGCTAGAGGCTTGCCTTCAAAGCGTGTACTGCCATATCTAGCGGGTATTAGTATTGCCGTTTTCATTTAACACTCTTGATATCTAAAACCTGTATAGTTTCGATCAACAGAAACTTTTTCTTTAGGTGTATACGAATGTGCTATAATTTCTTCTACTACTTGTTCAAAATCTTCTAAGCGTAGCATATTAGGTCCGTCACTAGGTGCTACATCAGGATCTGGATGGACTTCCAAGAAAAAGTTCCGTACCCCAAGAGCAGACCCACTACGAGCCAACCCAGGCACGTAATCACGATTGCCGCCTGAACTATCCCCTTGTCCGCCGGGCTTTTGTGCAGAGTGTGTACAATCAAAAACAATAGGATGTTCATAATTGTCGAGCATATACATAATACCAGTATAATCAACGACAAGAGTGTTGTAACCAAAACTTGTTCCCCTTTCTGTTATCCAGACATCTTTTGCGCCTTTGCATTTACTTAGCACACCTTTCATATCCCAAGGTGCCATAAATTGGCCTTTCTTAATATTAACAATTTTATCTGTACGACACGCTTCTTGTATAAGGTCAGTTTGTCTACATAAGAATGCAGGTATCTGATAGACATCAACTGCATCCTTAAATTGTGCTTCTATATATTTTATTTGTTCTACTGAGTGTACATCAGTTAGTGTCTTTACACCGTACTGTACTTTAAGATCAAGAAAGTCTGTTAGAGTTGCTTCTAACCCAACACCACGTTTGCCTTGCATACTACTACGATTTGCTTTATCAAAACTTGCTTTGAATATGTATTCAATACCGTATTTGTCGCACACACGTTTACATTCTTTAGCAATATCTGCACTGTGTGCTAATGTTTCGTGCTGACACGGTCCTGCTATAATTCTCATTGTTTTCTTCCTCCGTCAAATACACAAATAAACTCTAAGCCAAAATCTGTATTGTTATGTACTTTGTGAAATACATTGTCTTCTATTAGCACAGTGTCGCCTTCTGTCACGTCAAACATTTTATAATCAAGTTCCATTGTTCCACTACCTTTAACAAATATATAAACTTCTTCTTGTCCGGAATGTCTGTGTCCAGATGTACTTTTATTTGCTGCTAACCTAGTTTTACTTACAACTAAATTTTTTAACATAGTATTATCTTTTACAATATAGCGATCATCTTCCTTAACAACATCGCCGCCTATATCCCATTCACTGTATTTCATTCGTGTTCCTTAATTGTGTAATAAGTTGTAACCAGTGTATCTAACAGTTTTTTTAGTGTTGGATATTCTTGTGACAACTCGCATAGCTCTTGCCATTCAGCATAACTAATTAGGTCTCCTTGAGCTCTGGCAACACCTGCCGGATCCCCACCTATAATCCAACGAGCAATTTCAGGCTTGTCTCGATAGTGAGCATATACAACACCGTCGCTACGCTCGTAAATCAGTGCTTCGCCTGGCAGTAATTTACCCAACTTCTGTGCCGCTTGTTCTGCGCACAATATCGTCGTGATTAAATTCAGCCCAATATAACTCAAATGCTACGCCGTCTTCTAGACCTTCAAACTGGTGTATTTTGCCTGGCTTAACTTGTGTAAAGTCGCCTGCTTCGAGGATAGTTTCATCAACTAAACCTTGATCATCTTGCCAAACTCGAACAATCATCTTTCCTGACTCAACAAAAAATCCATTCCATTTGAATTGATGTTCGTGTTCTGAGCATTTGTATCCTGCTTTATATTCGATACGGTGAAACTCCAGTACACCGTTTGCGTGGATCAATTCTGTTTGACCCCAAATTTTTCCTGCTTTCATATTATTCTCCTTTACAGCAAATTAGTATAATCGATGACTTCGCTCTGTCTGCTTATGTCTTTAATAAAATAAGCACACACAGACTTTGGTTCTTTAGTAAGTGGTACTCCTAACAGTTGTCCGTTTTTAACTTTAGGAAAGTACCATTTAACGTCTGAGTAAAAATTAGTTATTTTAATATCTCCAAAGTCAAACTTATAACTTGTTAGTGGGTTAAACAAAAATGCTTCAAATCCTCTATCGTTAATTGATGTTAGTGGTAATACTTCTAAGTCGTTACCACTTGTGCTATCGCCAACAGCAATGTGCCAGTCAACTGGCATTGTGATTTCGTGTCCATTAATTTCTAATACCATTGCTGGCGCACTAAATGATTCTAAAAAGATCATTGGCACAAAGAAAAAGTCTGGATTCTTTGGATCGCTGTTATCTAAGACAGCGAATCGAACTTCTTCTTCAAGTTCTTCTGGTATTTCTTTTAAAGGAAACGTTTCGTTTTCTAATGTTAGTATTTGCATATATTAGTTCCAATCTACTTTTTCTATAGTGAAAGGATATTGTGCTTCTTTATAGAATTTTTTTCTTTGTGTTAGATGTCTCTTTGCAAATTTGCACGATGACGTGATATCCCAAATTTGTACAAAGTCTTTGTCCTTTGCCTTTCTTACGCCTCTGCCTATAGACTGAATTACCCTGACAAAACTTTTGCCAGGCTCAATGAGAAC